GTTTCCCAGTCACGATCGGTTTCAGATGATCGAAAAAGAAAAAAGGTTTGATTTCTAGCTGGATAGTGGTAGATTAAATGTGTCGGCGGGATTACCAGTCCCTGAAGGCCGATTGGAACAAGAGATAAAAGCATCGTGCTCAAACCGACACGGCCAAATTGTCTCATAACGTCTCATGACCTTCAACTGCTTCCTGCCGATGGAAAGTGGCGCTTAACTGTGCGTCCAATCCAGATAGCAGTAATCCGTGAGCACGTTGTAGGTCTGTCAGCTTGACCCGATTCACGTCCTAAACGCAGAGACCCAAGTGGGTTGGCTAGAGTAGCGTCTAGTCAGGAAACCGAAAGGACATTAGTACCGCATCTTAGGATGTAGCCACGCAAAATCTAAGCGACCTAACGAGTCGTACGATTGTGGCTTGCAAAGGGAAAAAGCTGAGTTGTGTCTAAAATAAAAAGAGGTGCAGATGGACAATGAGGACAAGTTATCTTGGTGTCAATATGGGGAAGAACTGGAGCATGAGTTCTTGGACGGATCTTTTCCTGTGACCTTGAATCCAAAGAAAGTATCAGACAAATTTACGCATGATTTTTTTATTCATCTGCCATGTGACCTAAAGTCGATCATGAGCCAATGGAGGTATTCAGAAAGAATGTTTGGCATACCGCCTGAACATGCAATAAGTATCAATGAAAAAGATTTGCAGCGTTATCGAGACTTATATCAAAACTTAATTATGATCTTGAATGTGGAATGGTCGGGTGTCTATTTATTGCCGGTGTCTTATGCAATCAATTTAGCTAAGGAAGGAAAGGCAAAGCGCCATGAATACAAAAACAGAAAGAACGATATGCAGGGCAATGCAAAGGCAAGTTGGATATTTGATTTAAGAGATTTAGAAAAAATTAACAGGAGTAGGTAATGGGGATGTTATGGAACTGAGGGAGCATCAGAGTAAGGCGATTGAGATGTGCAGGGACTCAATCAGACAAGGGAATAAGAGGATAATGTTAGCGGCACCATGCAGTTTCGGCAAAACAAGAGTAGCCATAGAGATGCTGGCTAATGCTGCAAAGAAGGGGAAAGAGGGTATCTTTATCTGCGACCGGATCAAACTGGTGCAGCAAGCGGTAGAAGAATTCGACAAGAACGGCATCGAGGCTGGTGTCATCCAGGGGTGGGATCATCCACGCTCCAACTGGCACTCGCCAATACAGATAGCATCCATACAAACATTAGCAAGGCGCAAGCGATGGCCTATGTCCAGGCTAATCATTGTTGATGAAGCCCACGTCCACTACAAGACAACCACTACCCTAATGGATAAGTATTCTGCCGTACCCGTGATAGGTCTGTCTGCTACACCATTCAGCAAAGGGCTAGGCAATCACTATGACGACCTGATTGTTCCGATCACTGCCAACCAGCTAACGGATAAAGGGTACTTGGCACCAGCTAAATACTACGGTGGCACTAAGCCCAACCTCAAAGGCGTTAAGTCTAGGCGGTTGAATACTGGCGCGTCAGACTTTGACCCAGCTGCGCTATCTACTAGGATTGAGGAAGATACTAATCTAGTCGGTGACATTATCGAGAACTGGATCAAGTACGGTGAAAACTCACAGACGATAGCCTTTTCTCCGTCGATCAACCACAGTAAAACGATGGTCAGGATGTTTAATGCTGCGGGTATCAGCGCCGAGCATATCGATGGATACATGGACGATGCAGAACGGCAGATCCTTTACCGTGAACACGATGAAGGCAAGTTCAAGATCCTGTCATGCAGTCGGCTGCTCAATACTGGATACGATGCCCCATCTGTTCGGTGCCTGATCGATGCCTTCCCAACGAAATCATTATCTAGTTACGTCCAGCGCATAGGTAGAGTGCTCCGTATCCACAAAGATAAGCCCCATGCAATCATCCTAGATCATGCTGGCAATGTAGCGCGGCATGGGTTCGCTGAGGATATCGTTCCAGATACCTTGCACACTGGCGAGAAAGAATACAAGGAACGAGAGCAGACTAAGGATAAGAAAGAACCCAAGACGATGGACTGTCCACAGTGTTATCAAACGATGATGATGCCTCGATGTGCATGTGGGTACGAGGTTCCAAAGGCTGAGCTGCTGAAGACCGACAAGCAGATATTGACTGAGATCAAGCGGGAAGATAAGGGGCGATGGTTGTACGAGTTCCAATTCTATGCAGCGCAAAAAGGTTACAAGCCTGGTTGGGCAAGCTGGGCATACAAGAATAAGTTTGGTGTCTGGCCTAGAGTCAGTCCTATGCCAAGCAGGGAGCGGATGCCAGAGGTGCAGAGTTACTTGAAACATTTACAGATAAAGAGGGCGAAAGATGCTGGACGTAATTTTAGAAAGGCTGGATAAGGTCAAGAAACAGGGCGATCAATATTACGCTAAGTGTCCTGTACACATGGGCAGTAAACAGAATCTAGGGATAACTGAGAAAGACGGCAAGATCATCATGCACTGCTTCGCATGTAACGCCAAAGGGGTAGAGGTCTGTGATGCGATAGGGCTACCAGTCCACGTTCTATTCAAGGATGATCCAACCTTTAGCAATAAAAACTATTTATCGCAGAAGAAACAGGATCAAGTCTTAGAAGATGGGTTCTTCATGGCCATTTATGATGCTGAGGCTGAGCAAGGACACAAGCCAACGATAGAGGAATACCGACGATACAAGCTATGCAAGCAGCGAGTGAAGATCTTGGACTCGTCTATACCATAATTATTGGGCGTAAATAGTTACTTTTTCAAGAATAAATAGGTGTTTCAAAATACCAATTAATCACAGAGGGCATATGAATTTAATCAACAAAGAACGACTGGCTACAGAATTTGTCCACATGACCATCGAGAATCAAGAAGGTCTCGACAACATGATGCAAATGCTGGGCAAGATAGAGTTAGAGTTTCCCATCGATGTACAGATACAGAAGCACAGCAAGAAGCGAACCAATCCGCAGAACAACACCGCTAACAAATGGTATCGGGACTGTGAGAAGCAGGGAGACATGAAGGCTTGGGAGTATCGAGCCTACTGCAAACTTCACTTCGGCATACCTATCTTGAGGCGTGACAATCTAAAATTCAAAGAGGTCTATGATCGAACGGTCAAGCCGTATAGTTATGAGGAAAAGTTATCTTTCATGGTAGAGCCGTGGAGTTTTGAGGTAACATCTCTAATGAACGTCAAACAACATAGCGAGTTCCTGGACATGGTTGAACGTCATTTGAGAGAGCAAGGATTCCATTTGACCGAGGTTAGGAAATGACATGGCCAAGAAATGCAAGGTTTGCGGCAGCAAGTTCACGCCGCAATTTACTAGCTTTCAGAAAACGTGTAATGAAACTCAATGCCTCATCGCGTTCGGCAAGGCTGAGAGACTTAGACTCAACAGGAAAGAGGCCAGAGAATCCAAGAGAGACCGATCCTACTGGATGAGGCGGTGTCAAACCGAGTTCAATAAATACATTAGGAATCGTGATAGCAAAGATCCTTGCATATCATGCAACCGTCATCACAAAGGCCAGTACCATGCTGGTCATTACAAAACCGTAGGCGGTCATCCAGCCCTACGATTCGAAGAAGATAACTGCCATAAACAGTGCTCAGTCTGTAACAATTACAAGTCTGGTAATTTATCAGAATATCGGTCAAACTTGTTGAAAAAGATAGGGTTAGATCGTGTCGAGTGGTTGGAAGGGCCGCATGATCCTGTCAAATATTCCATTGAGGATCTACAAAAAATGCTTGCCAAGTATCAGTCTTTGAATAAGCCGTGGAAAAAGTCTCAATCCTAGACCGTAATGCTGAGCAAGTGCGCGATGTACTGCGTGATTTGTTGGAGCAATGTGAGTCTGGAGATATTTCTGGTGCTGTCATCGTGACTGAGCATCAAGACTATTATGATTTATCAATGCCTGGAACCTTCTCCACAGAACCTGAATCAATTGCCTGTGTAGTTGGCCGTTTGCACATGGCCGCTAATGTATTCTGCAATATGACGAGCGATGAAGATGAATTCTAAAAGCACTAAAGAGCATCTTGATTTTTGTACTACCGATTACCAGCGCAAGCTCATCGAGATGCACTTAACCGGCATGACTCAAGCAGCTATTGCTAGGTCGCTCGACAAAGAACCTAGACGGATCAGCGAGACCATTGGGAAAATCCATCAACGTGCGGCGGCTCAAGGTGTTGCGCCTGATTTCAATCTCAATCGGCAAGTAGTGCCAGGATTTACCACTAAACGGGTATCGACTGCATACAATCAAGACAACGAGATTGTCCTACAATGGCATATCCAAGAGCCAGAAAGGGTCAAGATAGAGGAGTTAATCGCTGAATTTGTAGAGGGTTTTAAAGATGAAGTCACCGGCATCCACGCTCCCACAGACGCGCCTCCAGGCACTAACGACGATCTCATGGTTAGTTATATTATTGGGGATCATCATCTTGGGATGCTTGCTCACCACAGTGAAACATTGGGTGATGACTACGATGTTAAGATTTCGCAATCTCTGCTAGAAAATGCAGTAGAACGTCTGGTCTCATCGGCACCAGCGGGTGAGGTTGGAGTGCTTGTGAACCTTGGCGACTTCATGCACGTTAACGACAGCACCAGCTCAACGCCTAACTCCAAAAATCTACTAGACTCTGACGGCAGATATTCAAAAACCATTAGAGCTGCTAGTAATGTTATAAAGCGTACGGTTTTGCGTATGCTTGAGAAACATAATCAAGTATGGCTGGTGAATGTTCGAGGCAATCATGATCCAGACGCGGCATTGTGGCTCAATGAGGTGATGCGACTGTATTTTGAGGAAGATCCAAGGGTTAAGGTATTCGATAATGCAAGCAAGTTTATCTGGTGGCAGTGGGGTAAAAACCTGGTCGTGACCCATCACGGAGATCGGATTAAAATGTCCAATCTTCACGGGTCAATCGTTAGTAATTTGAGACAGCAATGGGGCGAGGCAGATCACACTTTCGTATGGACTGGACATATCCACCACAAGAATCAGGAAGAATATGGCGGCGCATTGTTCGAGTCTTGGAACATCCTAGCACCCGCAGACGCTTGGCACGCTGGCTCTGGTTATGCCAGTTCTCAAAGTATGACTTGCGTAATACTCCACGCATTGTATGGAGAACAAGGGAGATTGAAGGCGAACATTCAGGAGTTGAAATGACAGCACTTGATCGGCAGATAGCAGGAAACCACTATAAAACGATGATGATTCAGCCATTGGAGTATGCACTGGCTAACGACTTGGGCATCTGTGAACATGCGGTGGTGAAATATATATCTAGGTGGCGTGATAAAGGTGGGGTGGATGATCTCAGGAAGGCAGCGCACTATATCGAGATACTGATTGAGAGAGAGACGGCCCCAAAGGATGACCCTAAGAAGCCGTCTTGGTAGTTACAGCAGGATTGCGCCAAGGATAAAGCCAGCAGAGAACGCGCCGATCATTGCAAAGCCTGTGTAGGTTGGGATCAATAGTTTGTCTTTCATCGTCTCGCCTCCTCTTGTTGTAGTTCATCAAGTAATTTCATGATATCGAGTATCATCATTTTGTCACCTTCATCTAGCCGGTCTTGACTGTAAGTCTCTCGCACCTTCTGCAATGTGAGCCACGCTTGCAAAATATCGTTGCGGGTTGGTTTCATGTATTGCCCTCCAGTTTTTGAATTAAATCTCTAGCTGCTCGCCAGCTAAGCCCAAAGCGTATAGCTATCCGGTTTATGTTCCAGCCTAATGCTCGGCGCTTGGCGATCTCTGATTCAAGCTCAGCCCGTGTAGCACAATTGCCGCTCGTGGGTGGTCGCCCTAGTTTCATGGGCCTAGTTGATTGTGGGTGCCTGGTGCCGATCATTTGCCCTCACAATCTGGTTGAACGTTGAGATAGTCGGGGTGATACCCCGCACAAAAGTCCTTAATATATTGGTTGTGCT